TCATGTACATTTATGTCGTTATAAAACTTTTCTATAAGTTTATTATACATTTCTTCTTTTGTTTTTTGAGATACTATTAATTTAACAAAACAGTTATCATAGTTTTCAAGTCTTTGATGTGTATAGTCATATTTGGTATCATCATATACAAACTTTTTAAATATTTTATTTGGATTTTCAACTCTTTCTATTTCTCTTGTAGCTGTATCAAAGATATGAAAACCTTTAGGACATTTATAATCTGACCACATAATTTCATATTGAGTTCCTAGATAATAGATATGGCCATCATCTGATTTTTTGTGAAAGTGTCCTGATAATACTTTTTCAAATCTTCTAAATTGTTGTCTTTCTAAACCATGTTCATTCATATGGCCGCCGTGCATTTCAAAACCCTTTATCTCTAAATGGCCAAAACATATATCAGCATTTGAGTGATCTATAGCGTGTATTGATTCTTCGTAATTGTCATCACAAATCCAAGGAAGAAATTGTATTTTAGTTCCATCAAATTCTACTTCTCTTGGTTGTGTGTATATTTTAACTTCTGGTCCTATATTTAAATTTTCTATGGCATTTACTTCATTTGTATTCTTATAATAAGTATCGTGGTTACCAATAATAATATGTGTGTCTATTTTTAAATCAGCTAGTCTATGCCAAAACTTCTCTTTAAAGTTATGTGCTGTATTGTGATTTATAAACTTTCTTCTATCAACAACATCACCAAGGTGTACAAGTGTTGTTATATTGTTTTCTATTATATATGGAAAAAAGACCTCATCATAGAATTTGTTTTGATACTCCATAAATGCTGGAGAGTCATTTCTACATCCAAAATGGGTATCGTTTAGTAAAGCAAGTTTCATAATTAAACAAAGAATTTAGTTGTTGTTACTTTTTTCTTTTTTTTCTTAACTGGTGTTTTATCTTTTTTAGTAGGTTCTTCAATTCTCATATTCTTTTGTAAAAATTCTTTAAACTGATTTTTAAATTCTCCATCTTCGCCTGGTTGAAGTGCTACATCATCATAGTTATTATCCATAATTAACTTATGTTTGATTGTTACCTGTTTCTTTTCTTTTTGTATTCTTCTAATAAAGGCAAAGTAAATAATTTGAGTAAAGTAAGCAAATGGGTTACTTGACTTGGCTGGGTTAAAATTGTCCAAATATTGTAAACAATTTTCTATACCATCAGAAATCATATCATCTCTAAATGTGTAATTAATAAAATTTGGTCTGTATGATAAGTGATTTGCTATTTTTAAAAAACAACTACCAATGTAGTCTGATACTAATGGCTTTTCTTTTTTTTGTTTTATAGCTGTATCAACGGCTTTCTTGTAGGCTTTCATAGCCTCTAAAAATTCAGCATTATTAACATAATGTTCTGGTTTCTTTTTTGTTTTAGTCATAATATATAATATACTCTATTTTGTTTAAAATGTCAATGTTTTAACATATCAATCTTTAATTAATTCTACTACAACAGCTTCTGCTTTGCCATAATCTTCAAAGTTTTCATTGTAATGTTTCCACATTTTATTTTCTAATTGTTTAGGTGATCCTTTAAAAGTATAATTGTATTCACAATATTTCATTGGTTCATCACTATTATATGTAACTTTTACTCGCCACTCACTTTTTTTCATAATAGCATTGACATTTGATTAAATTTGTATATAATAGAGCGTGTAGCGAGGTAAGTTGAGAAAGCTCCAGCTTAGTGTAGTGTTCCATTACCTTCATCATCATAATCATTAAACTCATCAAATATTTCATTTACTTTTTCATTATCTTCTTTAGAGAACATACTTCTTTTATAGTCACTATCTTTTCTTGGAGCTTCAAGTTTTTGATAGTCGTTTGACATATGATTAAAGGTTTTCTCCATTTCGGAACTGGCGTTTGTAATCGTTAAAATCTTTTTAATTGGTATAGTTATAATCTCATCATTGGTATAGGCCGCCCATTTAATAAGAGCCACATAATCTTTAAAACCTTGTGGTGTTAGTTGAGGTACATACTTAATTAATAATGGTTTTACTAATCTAATAAGGCCTGTCTTCTCGTCCAATTGTTCTTTAGGAAAAGCACAAACAATATCGTCACCATTATCAAGTTTAATTACTTTTATAGATTGTGTAAGCTGATGCATTTTACTTTAACTCCACGTTATGGATTTCATAATTAAAATCTTCTTCATTGTAAATATTTATCCTTTCTCTAAAATGAGCCAAAGTGTAATTCTCTTTTTCGTTGTAAGTTAAATCATCAGCAATATCATATAAAGTTGCCGAAGAATTATTATCTTTTAACCTAAGGCCACGACCAATAGATTGTAAATTTCTAATACGAGATTTGCTAGGGGAACTGAAAACAATGTTGTGAAGATTCCTAATATTAACCCCAGTGGAAAAGACACCATAGCTAGCAATAATGATAGCGTTATCGGACTTCTCCGTAATAGCTCTAATATCTTCCCTAACATCAGCCTCTACTCCTCCGTGAACATAAAACACTTTCCTATCCTGTGCTTTATCTTCTATTAACTCTTTAAGAATCTCACCGTGTTTTTCAACATATTGAAATAAGCATAAAGAATTGCCTTGTAAAGAAAGACAAAGATTCCTGATATATTTATTTCTTTTTTCATTAGAAACCAAATAATCCATTTCTTCCTGATATGTTTTATCTTTTAGAAAATGTCTAGCATCCTTGTCATGTTGTAGTATTAAACAGAATATTTTTAAATCGGCCAATTGGTTCTTTTCTTGTAATTCACTTGTAGATACAACTTTATTTACTGTACCAAATAGACCTTCTAATACTAACTTATGTGTTTTAGTACCATCTAAAGTACCTGTAAGACCTATTCTATATTTACACTTATCTAATTTGGTCATTATTTTTGTTAGTGAAACCGCTTTAAACAAGTGAGCTTCATCACCAATAACTGTACCATAATCTGAAAACCATTTTTTAGGCATATTATATACTGATTGCCAAGTAGTAATTACAACTCTCTTATTAGTTACCTTTTCGTGGCCTTGATAAATCTTGTGTACATTTCTCTCACTATTATAACCATAATCTTTAAAGTCTTTAAATAATTGTTCTACTAATGATGTGGTGGGTACAATAATTAATATCTTATCTTGTTTAGTATCTTTAAGTCTTAATAAATTAAATATTAATATTAAGTATATTATAAGAGATTTACCTGAAGCAGTTGGAGATAATAACAAACATCTATTCTTTTTAACGGCGTGAACAAAGGCCTCTTTTTGATAATCTCTTACTTCTATTTTTGGTATTTTTAACGCTTTGATAAACTGATCTATTTTTTTATCATCTATGTTAGTATCTTTTATTTTCGTACCATCAACAACCTGTACATTATTATCTTTACACCAATTTAATATGTAAGGGTATAAGCCAGCATATATTTTACCGCTAGCATAATTAAATAATCTTATTTTTCCGTCCCATACCCTATTACGATATTGAGGCATAAACTTATATCCTGGCACCTCAAATGTAAAGTATTCACCAAGTTCTCTACGAATATCAGCATCTGCCTCTATTTTTAGATGTACTTCGTCTGGTTTATCTATGATTAGGTATCGTATGGTGGTCATTTTTAGATAGCGCCACTAGTAAACTTTCTCCAGTCTATGGCGTTCTTAATAGTAAAACCTCTATTACCTATTTGTCTAATTGTTCTATCTAAAAAATCTACAGTTGTAGAAAGGTAATCAACTTTTTGTTTTTGTTTTTGTAAATCAATATCCGAATCTAAATATTTGTCTATATCAGTTCTTAATATTTTTAAGTCAAAAGGTTTTTCAGCATATACTGAAGCGTCTGCTTTTCCTGTATAATATTCCCATTTATCTTTTTTCATAATATTATATTCAGTTTCGGCACGACTTAACATTAACTTATACTTTGTTAAGTGTTTCATAAATTCGTTGTGTAATTGAGGTGTCTTTAATGATTCTAAATCAAGTTCAGTATCATTAATTTTTAGCTTGGTATCAGCTAATTGTTGTAATTGTTCCAAATCCATAATATCTCCATAATAACACAAAAGCTTTAAAAAATCAAGCTTCTATGAGGTTGTAACGCTAGTTGTAGATGAGCCTACAGTAGCAAAGTCATATATTTCATAATTAAAGGAAACAGTTGCTGTTAGATATTCAACATCTGCGGCCTGTTGATTATAGTCTAGTCCTGTCAAAGAAGTAGGAAATACATTTCTAAATCTTACTTCTAATTGAGGATTATTCTTACTCGTTAATACTGTTAGTGTAGCGTCTGAATATGTACCACCAACACTAGTAGCACCATATTTTACCTTACCTATTTCTGTACTAACAGATTGATTTTTAGCTGGGAACCTATCATTACCAGCTGAAACTAAACCTCTAAATTCTGAATAGTCACGTGGAAAACCTAAACCAACCAACCAACCGTGTATTTCTTGGAAGTTTTCTAAATTTTCATCTACTAAAAAAGTCATTGATAATGGTTCATATGTCAACTTATCACCAGGTAAAGGTATATCTTTAAATGGAGTTTGTTGTGAAATATTACCACCTAGTGTAATACCAGGTATATTAACAGCTGTACAAAAATATTCTACCTTTGGTAGTTTAAGTATGTTAAATTTAAACTGTGTAGGACTGGCATAATCTTGTGCCGTTGGTTGCCTACTATATGAGTTAGTGGTTGTCATATTACTATTTATATATTATTTAGGTAGTGTTCCTGATTCACCCAATTTCTCTAAAGCATCCACAATTGTACTCATACTTACATTATCCTTTTTACAAGGTTTTTCTTCAGTAGATACTTGTAGTTCTTCGCATACAGGTATGTCTTGTTGTTTTACTTCTTCTTCACAGGCATTTGCCCAAGTAAAAACACCTAACATAATTAATGATATGACGAATATGTATAAGTATTGAATTAAAATTTTCTTCATAGTTGTCCTGTATTTAGTGCATAAAAAAAGGGCGGTTTTGAGGCCGCCCTTTTAAATAAATCAATTAAGATTACATTAAGTTCGCAACTTTGACTCTTCTGTAGTATCTGTTAGCGTTGGCATTACCAGCACCGTTGATTACAGCATTGTCAGATACGCTTGCTTCAGCAAAAGGATTTGCTTGTAAGCCGTATCTTGTTTTAAACCCAATTTTCGGTTGGAAAGTGTCCTGACCAACAGCTCTTACCATTTGTAGAGGTACATATGGGCAGTAGAATATACCAGCGTCATATGGTGAAGTACCTTTGTAACCTACAACAAAGTATTGAGCAGCAGCGTTATTAGCACTATATGGATCAATGTACACTTTGTACTTACCGTTTAATACACCAGCAAAAGTATTACCTGTGTCGTCAACGTTTAGGTTATTGTTAAGAGCAGGTGTGTAGTCTAACACGCCAGCCATTTGAAGTGCAGAAGCGACATCTGAAGAACAGATAATCATATTTCCTCTACCTCTTCTTGTTCTTTGAGCGATAACGTTTGCTTCTCTCTCAACTTGGAACATTA